CTTCTCCCAAACCAAGGTTTTCGAGAGCCGTTTTCACCGTGCCATCCGATTTGATATCGCCAAACGGATTCTTGCGGCTTAACAGCAGCGCACGAAGCGCGGTAAGCAGCTGGTCGTGCCGCGCCTTCTCCAGACTGGCACCGGATGCCTCAACAACGCTACAAAGTTCTTCCTGCAACATGTCAAAGTAGTCATCATCCAGATCGGTGGCAGGCGTGCCAGTCTGGGGGTTACCACGGGTAAAACCGTTCTTACCCGCGCCGAACTTATCCTTCTGCGCGGTTTTCGTGTCTATACGATGCATGGATTACTCCGGATATTTAAAAATTACGTAGGTATGCGACGGGCAGAGTTTGTTAAGCACACACTCGACAACGGTGTCACCCCAGATACGCAGCGCGGAATCACAGGGATCGCCACATGTCATCCAGGTGGTGTTTGTGGCGGCTGGCATGTTGACCTGCCAGTAATACCGCCATTCCGGCGCATTCACCGCGTCAGTACAGGCCGATGAGCAGGTGAACGTGCTTTTGTCGTATCGCGTGATGGTAGCGTCTGGTCTGCCCAGGGCAGCAAGCTGTGCAAGATAAAAATTCTCGTTGATGCCGCCCGCCAGGTTAACCTTCGCATCCAGCCGTTGCTGACGCTGGCGAAGGGTCTGTGTCCCTGCGGGAATACATTCATCCGGCAGACCGCACAGACGCTCCCAGCGGTTTATCAGTTCAGTGGTGGTGCGCGGATCCAGCTCCCGCATCAGGGCATCCGCACGCTGATGAACGCGGGTTAATGACGGTGCCGCACCGGCAATCGACGGATCGCTGGCTGACCACGCCGGACCGGGGGGCAACAGTGCCGACAACAGACGGATGTAATCATCGTTTGTCACGTCCATGAAATCGTCCCCAGTACCGCCAGTTCATTTTTTGCAATGGAGATATTGTCTGCCGGTGCAAGCAACTGATGGCTGTATTCCCCGTTCGCACCGGAAATCGCCTCACTGATACGCGATACCTTCAGTTCTCCCTGCGGATAACCATCACGCAGCAGGAACGAACGCAACTCCGCGGTGATGGCAGCCCGTATTTCCGGTGTGTCCGGCGTCACGCGGATATGAAAATCCACTTTATGCGCCACCGGCCTGAATACATACAAATCAGAGCCTGCCACCGGGGCCAGTGGCTCAATGTGTTGTCTTGCCGCCGTTTCCGTTGATTCTTCCGGAATGGGATTAATCAGGTCACTGCTGGCAATCATCACACCGACAGTCCCCGTTCCCATCCAGTGGCGGTATGTCCATGCACGGGTAATGCCTGGCACTTCTTTAGCCCAGACGACATAGTCCCCGTCAGCCCCGCCCTGAGGCGTCCAGTAATACCGCTCAATGACGCGGGCGCGCCACGTTTCCAGCTCTTCAGTATCAAATCCGCCAGTCAGGGTATCTGCAACACCGGAAGACGGCAGACCATTCACCGGCGTGACCAGGATTAATGCCGTACCGTCGTCAGCGTTACCGACCGCGCCTGTAGTTGAGCAAGTGATCGGCACGCGCAGGACACCACCGGAGCTGGTTGCATCGTCAGTTGTCGTGTACTGCACCAGGTCATCGCGCTGAATAACACTCCCGGCGGTCACCTTCAGGCCATCGCTGACACCTTCCCAGCGCATATACCCGCTGGCAGCCGTGGCCCCCTTGCGCGGACACCGTTTCATCGCAGCATGTCGCGCCAGCCAGGACTCATCGCACAGGTCAGGCAGCATGTTCATTGCCAGATAATCGATGTAACCGTAAACCGTATGCAGCGCCGCCGCATACACCTTTGCCCGCACGTCTTCATCCATGCGCCGGAGCGTGTCGCTGACGTCCAGCCTGGCGAATAAATCGTTACGGAGCATACTGATATTTTCTGCCAGCGTCGGGCGCTGAAATTCACTGTCCGCCATGCGTTATCGCACTCCACAGATCATCAAAAGAAATCATTACCGGTCCGTCACGACGCCAGAGAGTGATACTGTTACCCAGTTCATTAATCCCGGTGCGGCGGATATCCAGATCAATACGGGACACCACGCCGTCATCAATCATCCATTGCAGGCATTCGCGGATATACCCCCTTACCGTCTGCACCAGCTGATTGGTCAGTTTGCTGCGCTGAAGCAGCCACAGTCGGGAGCCGTAACGGTCATTCTGTACCGCAGGCCAGGTATCCCCCCACCATCCCATCGGGACATCGGCGTTGTCATCAGGCTCCGCCCGCCGCCAGGTAAACAGGGAAATCACCACGGCGCGGGTCAGCGGATCCAGCTGTGCGCTGGCGCAGGTGCGTTTACCGTTCACCGTCAGCCACAGTTCCATCATGCCTCCATCGCTTTATCAGGTTTGTCGGTGTTACTGCCCTGACCGTTCTCTCTGTGACGATGCCCGTTATAGGCAAGCCGCATCGCTGACATGGTAGTGCCGCTGGAGTCGCACAGGTCTTTCACCTGTCCTGTCACTTCCAGGTCCATTTCAAAACGTGCTTTAGGTGAATTGCGAAACGTGATCGTTTTACCTGCACCGTCCACCACGATCCCCTCCCGGGTCAGCGTCACGGACTGCCCCTGATCGTCATAGACAGCCACCTCACCCGTCTGCAGCCCTTTCAGGCGGTAGCGCCGGTCCGACACCGTAACAACCACCGCATGAGAACGGTCGCCATCCGGAAACAACACCACCGCTTCCGCACCGCTGTTTGCCCTTGCGGTAAAACCGTAGGGTTCAAGATGTTCAACCCCGGCTTTGGGTTCACCGGCAATCAGGGACACATCCACGGTCTGACATTTCGTGGCGGCACTGATGCTTTTCACCACGGCCCGCCCAATCAGGCCGAGGAGTTGTCGCTGCATGGCTTCAATCGCCCTCATCAGAACGGGTCCTCCTGTACTCTGGCTTTTTTCTTTTTCCGCGCGCCGGGATCTTCGGGTTCAGGCAGATAAGCATCAGGCGGGCCGACACGGATTTCCGTCAGGGTGCCGTTCTGGTCCTGAGTAAACGTGACTTCCGAAACAAGCAGTTCGGTATTGTCGAAACCACAGACCGGATCGAAGACAATCACCCGCTGGTTGGGCTGCCACAGCGTACCGTTACCCTGTCGCCAGCCCTGCACCACATAAGTGGTTTCATCCGTCCGCGCCGCCCGTTGTCGGGCTTCAAAGTCAGCACGCGCAATACAGCCTGCCCCCGTGGCCTGCCCTGTCTGCCTGATATACATCGGACGGTAACGGGCAATAAATGCGTCCTCTGTGCGGGCCCGCAGCGCAGTTGTGGTGGCCTCACCGAAATCATCGTCGTTTCCGGCACGCTGCCCCGCCACCTGGTAAACAGAAAACCGCTCCCGGATACTCTTCTCCGTATCGCAGGAAAGGATGTTTTCCCCAAGTACCAGCGCGGTATGTGCCCGCGTTGAGCCAATACCGCCAATCACCAGCCTGCCGTGCGGGTCGTCGTAAGCCAGTGCCTGCTGCTGACCGAGTATTTTGTTGATTACCTCAATCACCGTTTCACCGTGATCAGGCTGGACATCAGGAATAACACCCGACGGCGCACCGCTGTTCACCACCTCAATGCCGAAAGGCGCAGCAAGCGCCTGCGCAATCTGTACCAGCGATCGTCCGTTAAACTGTGTCGGTTCGGCTGCACAGTCAATCAGGTCAGCGGTCAGACTGCGTCCGGCAATACCGGTGCTGACCGAGCGGGCATCGTAACGAACGGGCGTCGCCTCCACCCAGCCGGTGATCACCAGCTCATCACCAATCAGCACCTCCACTTTTGAACCGTTTTTAATGCGCGGCTGAAGCGTGGTAATCCCCTCATCTCCCGGCCACTGGCGGGTGATCTCCACACTGAAATCCCGCGCCAGCCGTTCAATACCGGCACCGATGCGCACTGATGTCCAGCCATTCCACTCCCGGCCATTTACCCGTAGCGTGACATTGTCGTTCATTGCACTGGCACCTTCAGAGGGATCACCGGCACAAAGCCGGGATGCGTAATGGCATTACGCCGGGTAATGTCCGCGTCACGCGCCGCGTTATCAAACCAGGTCGCCGCCAGCACCAGCGCGGGTAAAACCTCATCCGGTGTGCGCTGAATGATCCGTGCAGACTGTTCAAGGCGCGTGTTGATATCCGCATTCAGATCTGCTTTCACCCGGCGCAGCGCCAGAAACAGCGCATCACTGGTTGTACGGGACAACTCCTTATCAATTGCCGTATTCAGTGTGTCGCGAATGTCAGTCAGTTCTTCCCACGTCGGCAGGTCAACCGTGTTTTTCACCGCCGGTGCATTGTTCAGTGCCGGATGCGTGACGGAAGGCCAGCCAGTGCTCTGCGCGGGTGTTGTTGCCTGCCCCACTGCGGAATTCTGCATCACCGCGGAAGTTGTTGGCGCAGGCAATCGGGTAACGGCATACGCCGCTTCGCTGATTGCGGTCGTACGAAGGGTGCTGGCAACCACGTTACGCTGCTGCGTCGCCGTAGCGGTGGTTTTACTGTCCGTTTTCCAGACGCCGCGCGGTTGCAGATCGCTGCCGATGCTGACACCGGAAAGCGTTTTGATCATGGTGACCAGGTCGCTGGCGTTACCATAAAGGCGTTTCCCGGTACGCCACATTTTCTGCACCTGCTCAACGAAATTTTTGCCTGACGATGGCGGCGGCAGAAGTACCGAGATATCCCCCTGCAACAGCCTGGCGGCATCCGATACGGCAGAATCCACCACTTTCATCGCATCAGAAACATACCCCAGCATTATGCTGGCATTACCAATAACGTCGTTCTGCACGAAATCCGCCACGCCATCGATACTGAAACCGCTGAAGCTGTCACTGATGCAGTCATCCAGTGCAGAACAGGATGACATCAGCGTCTGCGCCGTCGCCGCACCTGAAGTGGGGTAAGAGAGTTCTCCCGCTTCGACAAACTTCAGGTCAAAGCGGACAATACGCCCTTCACTCTTCGATGTGCTGACCCGAACCTCTCCGTCAACACAGACTTTCAGCTCACCGTAAGTCGGATGGACAAGCGTGCCGGGACCGGGTTTATTCAGCGCGTCAATCAGCCGATCGCGCTGGTCAAAGCAGTCATCTCCCACCACATAAGCCGTGATGGACGGGCGGAAAGTGATTTTCCCCAGGTCTTCGGTATAGGGTTTGTCGCGGTTCGGGTATTCGTGCGTTTCCACACGACGACCGGTTCCCGTACTTTCTTCTTCAACCTTAAACGGCACACCGCGAAATGACGCGTCCTGAAGTCTGTCTTTCCACGTCATATAAACTCCGTACATAAAAAATCCCACCGGAGTGGGACTCATTAACAGATTAATTTTTCATTACCTGCCAAAGCGCGTATAGCCAACATCATGGCTGACATCAAAACCGCTGGATCGCGTTTCCATAACCCGCATACCCGGAGGCGAATTCACAAAAGAGACCTTGATCTCACCATCAACTTTTGGCGCAGAAGCTTTGTTAATCATGAAGGGATTCGGGCCTGTGGCACCGGAGGCGTTGTTTGCCTGAGCCGGATCCACCACCGGATAAGGAGTGTATCCCCGTGGCGGTATTCCCGTCCCATAAGCATCATAAGCACCCGCGCCCAACTGCGCCGAGTTAATGGCATCGACCGTGTCACCGGAACTGTCGGTAAACCATTCAATAATCGGCTTCAGCTTATCCCACATATCCTGAAACCACTTAACAACCGGTCCCCAGTTATTGATCACCATCCCCAGCGGCGACCAGGCAAAAACCTTCTTCAGAAGTTCCCAACCTGCCTCAAAATAAGGACCAATGGTTTCCCAGAGCTTCTTGAAATAAGGTCCGACAACATCCCAGTTAGTGATAATTAATCCCGCAGCCAGAGCAATCGCCGTCGCAATCATGCCAATCGGCGTCATCGACATAATCCTGCTGACAATACTGATGGCACTGCCCACGCCCATCAATCCCAGTTTCAGAATCGCAAGACCGGCAGCAAGCCCGACGACGCCGCGAATAACCCGGGGATTTTCATCCGCAAACTTCGTGAATTTCTCCCCCAACTCCCCCAGCCATTGTGTGATATTTTTAGCGTCACCAGAAAATGCGCCGCCAATAGCCGCAAGGCCGTTAGTTGCGGTCCCTGTCATTGCCTCCCACAGGTTGGACAGCGTACCAAGCTGTGCCTGAACACGTTTATTCAGGCTGGCCTGTTTATTCATCTTCTGCTGGATCTGATCGTAGCCATCCTTTCCTTTATCGATTAGTGCATTGACCACCTGAAGGGTTTCGGCATCATCACCAAATATTGCCTTAAGTACACCTGTTCGCTTAACGTCGGTCAGTTTTCGCAGCTTTGCCAGTTGCCTGAACATGTTATCAAGACCGCCAAAACTTCCTTTGCCGTCAGTAAAATCGAGCTGTACCCCGAGTTTCTGGCGGGCCATAACTTTATTAACGTCCCTGATTTTCTTAACGCTTAATCCGGACTGGATAACTTTTCGCAGGGCATTACCTGCCGACTCCCCGTTCATCCCCATCTGATCCATCATGACGCTGATGGGGGCAAGGCTCTGTGCAGCCTGAAGACCATCCTTGTTCACCATCTTCAGAACAGAACTGGTTTTAGTGAAGAAGGACAACATGTTGGTATCGTCAACGCCCAGATAAAACGCCTTCTGGATAGTGTCGAACAGCCCCATCATGTCTTCTGACGCCGTTCCGGTAGCATCCTGCATCTTTGCAGCAAACTCAGCAGCCGCTTCCGGTGTTTTTTTCAGTTGTACCGCAAGATAAGCTGTCGCTTTACCCACACCACCCAGAATGTTTTCTGCCGGGATCCCCTGACGCACCAGCATCTGCATCATGTTCTGGAAATCAGCCGTTGTACCAGGTAGCTGGTTACCCAGGCCAATAGCCAGTTTATTGATGTCCTGAAAGCTCTTTCCAACCTCGCCGTTCGCATCCATCATGGCGACTTTCAGCCCGGTGGCGGCGTTTTCCTGATCGGCATAAGATTTCAGGGAAAGCGTCAGACCCGCTGCCAGTCCGCCACCAAGCGCCAGCCCACCCTGTGACGCTTCTTCCGCCTGGCGTTTAAATCCCCGGATTTTCTTTTGCATTTTCGACAGCGCGGGAGAAAGCCTGTCGACACCGGTGATCAACGCCTTAAGCTCAAATTCAGCCATGTGTGCGTTTCTCCTGCTCTATCCTGTTTGCCTGACTGACCAGTAAGGGAATTTCACTGATCGGCATATTCAGCAATTCGAAAGGATTAATGCGCCAGTAGCTGGCGCAGTCAAAGAAGCGATCAGTGAGGTATTCAGCCGTCAGGCCTGGAGGAAAAAACCAGCCACAAGCCACGCCGCTGCATTCAGGTCTGCCGGAGACATCTGGTCGACAGAGCTTTGCGGCACTTTCGCCAGCCGCACAATGTATTTCGACACCACATGCGCCAGAAGTTTGACTGACTCATCCTGATTCATCTGGTAGGGATACCCAAGCTCGCGGACATCCTTCCCGGTGGGCTCATCAAACTCCAGTACGGAGAGTGTCTCGCCATGAGCAGTAATCGGTTTCTTTAACTCAAGCTCTTTCATTACTGGTAATCCCCTTCTTCACCGTGGAACTCAAGATCAACCGTACCTTCTTCGGCATTATGGTTCGCTTCGCCGTGCAGCCAGGCAGACGACAGTACATAGACCAGACCGTTCGCCAGCTCGGCAGTGATGGTCATCTCATCAGACGAGGTGATTTTGTTCACCGGAAAATTCTTCGGCACCTTGAAAGTCCCTTTGACATAAGGCGCACGGTGAGTTTCCTTGCGGTCCACTGAACCGTCCAGGCCGATGATGTCATCATTGACCGTCCTGTTCATGGGCACCTCAATGCCGCCGGTCAGCGATAGCTGCTGACCGTCAATTTTGAAATAACAGGTTCCCCCGATACGGGCCATTATGCAGACTCCTCTGAATACTGAAGACGGAACTGGTTAACCACGGCAAAGACACGCAACTGGTTAACATAGTCAGGCGGGAACAGCGTGTTCAGGCGGTTCGGATCGCTGGCATCACGCTCCACAACCAGGTACTGCTTAAACAGTTCGTAGTTTTCCACGATCCCCGCACGCTCAAGCTGACGGTAGGTTGCCAGCAGTTCCCCTTTGATCACCGCCGGGGTGACAATCGCCTGACCGGGACCAAAGCGGGTACCGTCACTGGCAAGCTTGTGACGCCCGTACTTACTGGTAATGACGGATTTCAGTTTGCGCAGTACATACGCGCTGGTATGCAGAGTCTCACTGTCTAGGTAGCTGTTATCCGCAACCCCGTAAGCGTTTTTCCTGTACGTGGTGACATCACGCTGAATGCGCAGTACCCCGCTTTCGACATACGCCGTTGCCACGCCATGAGACAGCAGGGTCTGTTGTTCGGTCATCGTGAACCGTTTCCCCTTCGGCGCAGGCAGCATACCCACCAGCTCACCGGTCTGCGTGGGACGTGCCGGATCGTTGCGAATAAACACCGCTGCGCGGGCGGTACGGCTTGCCGCCAGTTCGTCGGCAGGCGTCTGGGTCTCTTTTTCGTACCCCGCCAGGGTAATGTGCTGCTGGTTAAACTGGTCACCTGCGGTCACCAGTTCTGACAGCGTGCCGATCTTTGCCGTATACACATGGCCATACAGCTGACGCGCATAGCTCCAGCGACCGCTGGTATCGTTCATCTCGGTCACCAGCGTGTTAAGGGAGGCCGTGTCGTTGAACGGCAGACCGATATAATCAAACGGCTCATCCGCCATTGCAGCCACCGCGCCGGTGAGAACCGGAGCGCCCGTTCCGGCGTTCCCCGTCGCCACGGCAATCTGTACGCCCGCTGGCAGCACTTCGCCCCCACCGAAGCCGTAGTAATTGAGGCTGACAGGAATTTCATTCCCGCAAAGCCCCTTATGACGCGCGGTCAGCGTGACAACACCAGCCGAAGATGAAGCTGTAAACGGCAGAGTCGGAACGGCATTGATGGCATCCTGGATACTGCTGGCAATCGTCGTGACGTTATCGCCGTTGGTCACCGGAGCCTGCACGCGGGTACGTCCCACATAAACATTCACCGTGCCGGTTTCGGTTGCCGCGCCGGTCACCGTCAGCGTAACTGTTGCCGCCGCGCCCGTGGATTCAGGAACGGCAATCACATACAGTTCACCAAACGGGTCGGTCTGGCGATAAGCCTCGACCATACGCGCCAGCTGACTTCCCGCACCACAAATCTGGCGTGCATAGTCTGCCGATGGCATCAGCACCAGACTGTTGGCAACAATCTCTGCACCGTTATTGGCATGACCAATCAGCAGCGATGCCCCGCTGTCCTGTGCAGTATTCGCCGCCTGGTTATCCATTTCCGCATAAAACAGCGGAACCAGCGTATTCGACGGAATGGTGTTAAAGCTTATCGTCATCGGTATTCACCTTTTTATTCACGCGCCGGATATCACCCGCTGCTTCACGGCGCAGCCAGTAGTTGTTCTCGTCAACATTTCGCCCTTCGGCGGGCAAAAGGTCGCCGCGGGCAGGGTCAGGAACTGACCGCCCTTTAACAGGTTTGACAAACATGAGGATCCTCAGGAAGGAAGGGTTATTTCGGTGTGATGTTCGATATCGCCGTCAGGCCCGTTACCGGGATCGAGATAATCAACATCAATCGCCAGCGTTCGCAGTTCATCCAGACTGTTCAGGTCATCCTGCTGGCGGGTATCGTCTTCAGTCAGCTCGCTGATGATCGAAAAATCGAACTGATAAATCAGCTCATGACGATTCAGATCCAGCAGCGTGCCGCCGTCATAGTTAATCGGGTTACCGCACTCTTCCGGGTTCCAGCCCAGCAGGGCCTTAAAGAGCATCTGCCGGACATCGTCCACCACATCATACGAAGCAAACTGACCGCGCTCATCACGCCCGTTACTCAGTATGACAACCACGGAGAAGCCCTCTTTCAGCTCCTGCCAGTAGTCGGTCTGGCTTTTGTTTTCTCCCGGAGAATCATCCCCCGGTACCACATACGCCGCCGGGAGTCTCAGCTTTCCGACCTCCGGCAGATTTTTGAACTGTGCCGCGCCTGCCACCCGGTTTTCAAAATACGGGCAGCGGGCACGCAGCGCAGCAATAACAGGCGTCAGTTTCATCTGTGTCGTCGCTCCGGCTTCAGTGATTTACGCAATTCCCGCGCCAGAAAATAGCGTGTCCAGCTGCGGTTCTTTTCAAGCGTTTCCACCATGAAGTTATTACGTGGAGCCAGTCGCCAGCCGCTGCCACCGGATGCACCACGATGATGGCTGCGACGACGCTTTGCCCCTCGCCTCACGCCATAGAACAAAAAAGCCGGATAAAAATCACCGGTGATACGGCGGTTTCCCTCTCCATTACGCTGGTTAGGGGCTATACGTGCCATAAAACCAGGGCGATGTTTACTGGCTCTGGGTACCATGTAACCAATCGAACGAACCAGGCGTCCGGTCTGATAACCGGGGTTTTCACCCGGTGCCGACCGCGCACGGCGCATCACCAGCCGACGGGCATCACGCATATGACGCTGACCAATCGTGACAAACGCCCGCCGGACACGGGCGCGGTTAAAGCGCATCTCCGCGGGCTGCTGAACATCAACGTGAAAAAAGGGAGTCGCCATTGCTGCCTCCGTGACTCTGCGTAAATTCGCCCAGTTCCGTACACTCCAGCAGCAGAAAGCGCCGCGCCCCGTTCAGATCACGCTGACGTTTCACCCGGTACACACTGTCATCACAGACCACCTCATAATCAGCAGTGATCCCCCGGCGGTAGCGAATGGTGATGTAATGGGTGATGGCGTCCCCGGTCTGCGCGGTTTCCTGCCAGGTGGTGGCACTGGTCTGGATAACCTTCGCCCATGCCCGGAACGCAACCGGGTATTGAGGCTCCACGCCAAAGTTATCCGCGGGCATATCCACCCGCTGGCGGATCAGGACGCGTTTATTCAGTTCACCGGGGTCCGGCAGAATGTAGGTTGCGCTGGTCTGCGCCTGACGAATTTTCATAGTGGTATAAGGCGATAAGGAGCAACCAACCAGTTAAAACTCATTGGCAACTCCATTTTCTCAACGTCTGTAACCGTTGAGCGGTTTTCGTAGAAATGGCTGACAAGTAGCAGAAGCGCCAGCTTCACATCATCAGATATCACAAACCCATCAGGATCATCCGCAGGCCTGTCATCTGCGGTTGCATACAACTTACGGTTAAGGAAGTTTTCCGTACGACTCTGAGCGGCCTTACCAAGCAGTTCAAGCAACTCATCTTCATCAGAGAAATCATCATCCAGACGGAGCTGAAGCTTAATCTCTTCCATTTTTAACAGCATAAAACCTCCTGTGCCCGCCAGAACGCGGGCACAAAAAAACCGCATTACGCGGCGTGCTGTATTACGTAAAAAGACTAATCAACCACCAACGCTACCTTTCCCCACCAGCGCTTTAATGGCAGAGGTGTCTTCCAGGATACAGTCAAAACGATGGAAGGCCAGAAAACCGGTCTGATCATATTCCGCGTAACGCTCAACCAGACGTTTAAGAATCATGTATCGCACACGACGGATAATGAAGCGATCAAAGTCACCACAGAACATGAATTTTTTACCCGCCCCGATATCATCAATTTCCTGATCAATGACATACGGTACATTCAACACTGAAGCAGGTGCCACACCAACAATATCCGGCAACCATAAAGGGCGTCCCTGACCGTCTTCCATCTCACTGATCAGTTTCAGCGTATTATCGTTAAACGCCAGGCGGAATTTCGGCCCGCGACGATATGCAGGATCAATGCTGTGTTTCAGAGCCAGAATTTCCTGCCACTTCACCGTATTTGCCGCGGCAGTCTGTGTTGTGCCGGTCACAGATGCGACCAGCCCTTTGGGTTGTTTAGGCGTACCAGCACCAGTTCCCTGAATCAGATAACGGGCTTCACCACGACCAATACGTTCAGCAATGCGACGGGCAAGATAAGCTTCCATATCGATCGCGCTGTCCTGCAGCAACTCATTAGACACACGAATGATTTTCGATGTCATTTTGAGCGCCCCAAGACTTCCCATACCGAAATCGGTGTCTTCTTCACCGGCTTCTTCATTTTCGCCCAGCAGAACACCAACTTCGGAAGTACCATCAGCTGTTGCCCACTCCATAGTGCGACCGTCAGAAGTGGTCAGAATCTGCGCCACACTGGCGATGCCACCGTAGGATTTCATCTTCTCAACAACTTTCGCCAGGAATGTTTCTGGTACGGTATATCCGCCCTTTTCATCCTGAGCTACACCCTGGGCACGAAGTTCACGCAACGCCTTTCGTTCTTCTGATGTCAGCTCACTGGCACCGTGACGCATCCACTTATCAAAAACCTGAGCTCGTTTCTCATCCTGTTGCGGATTGTTTTCCGGATCAAGATTCTGACGCTGCTCTTCCTCATTGCTTTCAATGTACGCCTGATCCTGACGACGCAGTTCTTCTTCGCGTGCAATTCGTTCATCAAGCGCTTCCAGTTCGGATTTTGCTTTGTTCCACTCAGTGCGCTGCTCTTCCGTCCATGCGTTATCACCAATTTTTTCATTCAGGGCGCGCATGTCAGTTGCGATAGTATTACGTTTCTGTTTCAGTTCATGCAGTTTCATGATGTTTCCTTTACGCGTTAAGAAGGGTCAGGACGCGTTCACGCGCCATACGTTGATTAATGGCTTTCTGTAGCGCGCCACTGTTGCGCGCCTCCTGCCATGCTTTCATGGAGCGAACAGCCGAGTCAGCCTCCTGATAGGCAGGATATGTCACAGGACTGACATCCAGCAGACGGGAAAAGCGGGTTATCTCGCGAATAACAACCCCGTCCTCATCCTGATACCACTCCTCACCGTCACGGGCGACACGGAAAGCGAAAGATGACTGGTTAATATCTCCACGTTGCATCGGGGCCAGCACCAGATCACGAATGGTCTGTGTCTCCGGAGCCTGGATGTCATAGCGTAATCCGCGCTCATCAACTGAAAGATTCAGCGTGCCTGCTGCACTACGCCCAAGAATAAAATTAGGATCGTGGTTAAACAGTGCGCGTACATCATCACCAAGCACATCGTCAAAAGCGCCGGGCCGGATGATTTCGCGGAATGAACCGAATATCAGCTCAGAACGACAGTCAAACACCGATCCATAACCGATAATGTGCGCCGGGTTATCGTCATGCCGCTCAGCACGCACCTCACCGCTGTAACAACGGATTTCACGGTCATTCATTGGTTTTTCCCTCATCGTTTTTTGGGGGCTTAAAATCTCCTGCCGGGTTAGCAGCATTCACGCTTACCAGCATCTCGTCCAGCCCTTCAACCGGATTCATATCCTCGAATGCGCGGGCCTCATTACGGCTCATCCATCCATCGGTAATAGCGAAGTGATAGAATTGCGCGCGCTCCTGCGGAGTTCCGCGTAAAAGCCCCGTCAGATTGAACCTGACGTAATACCCGGCGGCTAACTCAGCGCGGGTAAACAAGCGACGGTTAAGCTCCTGCTCCCAGTTCGTCACCCACGGCATCATCGTGTAGCGGACAAACTGAATCGCCTGCGCAGAAATATTGGAGAAGGTGGCTTTTTCGAGGTCATTAATCATGTGCGCAGGAATATTGAAAATACCGGCGATCATTGAACGGTTCAGCTTCATCATGTCAATGATCTGAGCGTCAACTGGCGACACAGTCAGTGCCTTGTAATCCAGATCGGCTGGCAGCAGCATGGTTTTGTTTTCCTGGCGGCGTAACGCCTGCGATGCCTTCTGCCACTGATCTTTAAGCCAGCCCCAGCTTTCCTTATTGAGTCCGCTTTTAACGGATACTATCCCCGCCGGACGGGCATTACCGCTGAAGAAGCTTTCTGTGTACTTCTGACCGCTCATCCCCATGCCTATTGTTTCGGCATGTTGCATAATCGGACTCAGCCCCATCTTCTGATTATTACCCAGCGCACGGATGTGGATCATATCGTCCGGACTGATCGCAAACGCCCCATATTCGTTGTACAAACCGTAGGTATATCGGCCACCAGTATTCATCAGCGTCGTTTCCCACGGCATACAGCAATCCAGGGATATGACTTCACCGCGACGATTACGTTTCACCCAGGTATACCCATTCCCCCAGCCAAGGATGTGACGTTGCTTCAGTTCGCGCCATTTGTAGCTGGTTTGCCAGGTATTGGGCTCATCATGAACCAGATAAAACGCAGGATGATCGCGTGCGGGTTCAACCTTCCCCTTGTGCCTGCGCATAACATGCAACGGCATCTGGGCAAGGCTGGAAGACAGGACATAGATACAGGAATACACCGCAGCCAGTTTCATCGCAGTCTCAGGACTGACATAAACGTCTGCCCGGAACAGCCCATCAGTATCAACGGCATCCCCGGTTATCGGGGTGGAAGGATTCTCCAGTGATTTACTTCTGAACAGAGCATCAAGCAGCACGCGTCCCCCTTCTGGCCATAGCCAGTGCGCCCACCAGCAGTAAAGCACCGGACAAAATCAGAGCCGGAGCCATACCAAACTGCAGGTAAACCCCGCACGTAAGCAGGCCAAAACCAGCCAGCCCGATAACATCAGCAATTAGTGATTTCATAGAATTAAGAGATCATCGTCCGGATCAAGAGATGAGAGGAAATCGTCAGGTTCTTTGAGCATTGCCCGACCGATCGTCATAATCAGTGCAACCGCACCATCGATTTTGTTTTCCGCCTGCTCCTTGACGGGCTTCACTAAATCATCGTTACCTGGCATGTTTTTGCCGACCACATTGCCGATACACCAGGTCATGATGGGATTGCCGTCATGATGAAAGCGTCCCGATTCAATCGCTGCTTCCAGCTCTTTCATCGGATCGGACATATTGGCGAAGTTCTGGACGATAGTGACGGGATTCAGATCTTCATCAGCAAGGTCATGTGACAGCCCGGTCGCCCCGAAGGGGTCGATGGGTGACTCACTGACCGGGCTGATTTTGTTCGCCGCTTTGGCCTCTTCGAGGATGTAGCGATAATCCACCTCTGCACCATCGGTAACGGTCAGAACGCCCATTTCCACCCATTTCTGAAAGCGTTCGGCTGTCCGGCGATCTTCATTTTTCTCGACGCTGTACACCGTGTCATACGGTACCCAGAAACGCGGGGCCACACTGTAGTAATGCGTTTTACCGTCAATCTCGCGGGTATAAAGTCGCGCCATGCTGTTCATATCCAGCTTACGCGCCAGGTCAAAGGCCAGAATGCACGGCTGCCCTTCGAACTGCTCAAGAGTCAGTGATTTATCCTCGCAGCTCTGCCAGCTCACCAGGTTGAAATACGCCGAACGCGCCGACACCCAGATATTGAGGTGTTTTGTTTTAAAGACGTTTGCCAGACGGGCGTTATTTTTCGCACGCTGCTGCTGACTTAACAAAAATTCGCGATAAACCGACACGCCAATATTTGGATTGGCTTTTTCCAGCACCTGCGGGTCGGTCCAGTCGTCACCTTCATCAACGGTATAGATGATCCCGAACAGTTCATCGTTAGGCACCGAGCCGTTGAGCATCTCGATGACTTCCCGCCGTTTGTCGTAGCACGGCCCCTCAATGTTGTACCCGGCGGTGGTGATGGCCCACATCAGTGGCTGACGTCGCGCCCCCATCCCGGTAAGCATTGTGGTATAAAGCGCATCGGTGGCATGCTCGTGATATTCATCAACCACGGCACAGTGGGGTGATGAACCATCACCTGGGTTGCCGATCAGCGGTTCAAACCGCGCGCCATCCTCCGGACGGTTCATGTTTGAGGCGTTAACCTCAATCCCGAACGCTTCTGTCAGCATGGGTGTGCGTTTACACATCAGTCGCGCCGGGCGAAAGACTTCCCACGCCTGTTTCTCTGTCGTGGCACCGGAATACACTTCCGCGCCAAACTCGTTATCACAGGCAAAACAATACAGGGCAACACCGGCAGAGATTGCTGATTTGCCGTTCTTACGGGGGATTTCGGTGTACACCTCCCGGAAGCGGCGCAACCGGGTGCCTTTATTGACCCAGCCAAACGCACAGCAGATCACAAATAGCTGCCACGGCTCCAGCGTGATGGGCATCCGTTTGAATGCCCACTCCCCCTTGGTGTGCGGCAACAGCTGAATAAATTTCGCGGCCCGTTCAGCCAGGTCCTTGTCGAAGCGGTAACGAAACGACTTACTTTTTTCCGCCATCAGGTCATCAAGATGGCGCTGGCAGGCCTGAATCACAAACTGGCAGGCCACAATCTTTCCGCGCACGACATCACGGGCATACTGATTGGCTGCATTTACGTTGGGGTAAGATTTCCGGCTCATGATTCGATGATTTTCAGATTGTCAGAAACGGGTTAGTGGCTTTCTTCTTCCCAGCCAGGCCAATCAGACGCTGGCGGCTGCTGGGGTCGAGTCCGAGCATTGCCCCCGTGCTGCTCATCTCGGACTCCTGTTCTTTTTTGGCGGTCAGCTCCGGATTTTTGACCATGCCGCCCATTGCACCGGTGATGGTGTTGCCCTGTCTGGCAATATTTTTCACGGCACGTCGCCAGAATTCATAGGCCACACACCACCGCTCAAGTACCGCCAGGTCAGTCACGCACAGCAGGCCCTGACCGCAGAGTTCTTTGGTTGTCAGTTGCCACATGATCGTGGCGAGAGGGAGATCTTCTTCAGCGAACCACTCCGGTGGCTCAACACCTTTGATGGGCGTAAAAACAGGTTCATCTTTATTCAGGGCTCGCTTGCCGGGGTTTCCGGCCAGCGCCTTGCGCGCCGTTGGCTTGGGGCGACGCCCGGAACGCCCCGCCGTTCCAGCCATATGCGGCACTCCTGGTTAAATTTCATTTTTCGCGGGTATAAAAAAACGATGGGGCGGGCAGTCCGGAAGACGTCAGGCCGCAGGGATTTGACCCGCCCCTCCCCTCAGGCAGTTGAGAATTATTATCACTTCAACCGTTCACGGGCCGTCTTCGCCTTATGACACGGCCAGCACAGACTCTGCAGATTACAGTCGGCATCAGTGCCGCCATGCGCTTTAGGGATGATGTGGTCAACAGTTTTCGCCTCACGCACCACACCAGCGCGCAGACATAACTGACATAAACCTTTGTCACGTTTCAGCACACGCGCGCGGATAACGTCCCACTTCGAACCGTAGCCGCGCTGATGACGGGATTGTCCTGGCTTGTATTGCTTCCAGCCTTCGCTTTTGTGGCTTTCACAATAGCCTGACGGGTCTGTGGTGGTATGGCGGCAGCCACGAACACGGCAGGCTTTTGGGATTCGTGATGGCATATGTACTCCAATGAAGAAGCCACCGACATAGCCTCCTCCATTCATCGTGAAACTATTTTCATCTACCCAGTAATGAATTCTTTGTAGAGTTGTGATCAATACAACTCACTAATGGAGAGGCTTGTCCAACACGTTGGACAAATTTCCTGTTTGATTTACTGGACACTATAGAAGGACAGAATGCCTTCATCACTCGAATAACATCAATTAAGGAGGTTCAACATGTTTCATTCCACAAATCATCAGGCTGTAATTATGGCTGCATCAGCTTGTACCACAGACCTTTTCCGCTTCACTTTGAGCCTGATTCATTTCTACCTGACCGGCTCGCCTCTATCTTTTTAATCCCCGCTTTATCCAAATTGCATTGCCAGAATGCCGACAACAGACTGACATTCAAATCCTGACTACCTCCAATAGTCTGACCGTACACCTATATAGTTTTAATTTTCATCAATCCATTTAACTATCGTTTAATTGTTGTCACATAGGATTCTGCCGTTTTTAACAATGCAGGATAATAAGATGAAAAAAATGTTGTTTTCTGCCGCTCTGGCAATGCTTATTACAGGATGTGCTCAACAGACGTTTACTGTTGGAAACAAACCGACAGCAGTAACACCAAAGGAAACCATCACCCATCATTTCTTCGTTTCGGGAATTGGACAGGAGAAAACTGTTGATGCAGCCAAAATTTGTGGCGGCGCAGAAAATGTGGTTAAAACAGAAACCCAGCAAACATTCGTAAATGGATTGCTCGGTTTTATTACTTTAGGCATTTATACTCCGCTGGAAGCGCGGGTGTATTGCTCACAATAATTGCATGAGTTGCCCATCGATATGGGCAGCGCTATCTGCACTGCTCATTAATATACTTCTGGGTTCCTTCCAGTTGTTTTTGCATAGTGATCAGCCTCTCTCTGAGGGTGAAATAATCCCGTTCAGCGGTGTCTGCCAGTCGGGGGGAGGCTGCATTATCCACGCCGGAGGCGGTGGTGGCTTCACGCACTGACTGACAGACTGCTTTGATGTGCAACCGACGACGACCAGCGGCAACATCATCACGCAGAGCATCATTTTCAGCTTTCGCATCAGCTAACTCCTTCGTGTATTTTGCATCGAGCGCAGCAACATCACGCTGACGCATCTGCATGTCAGTAATTGTCGAGTTCGCCAGCTTCAGTTCTCTGGCATTTTTGTCGCGCTGGGCTTTGTAGGTAATGGCGTTATCGCGGTAATGATTAACAGCCCATGACAAGCAAACGATGATGCAGATAACCAGAGCGGAAATAATCGCGGTTACTCTGCTCATACCTCAATCTCTCTGACCGTTCCGCCTGCTTCTTTGAATTTTGCAATCAGGCTGTCAGCCTTATGCTCGAACTGACCATAACCAGCGCCCGGCAGTGAAGCCCAGATATTGCTGCAACGGTCGATTGCCTGACGAATATCGCCACGGTCAATCATCGGTAAAGCGCCACGCTCTTTAATCTGCTGCAGCGCCACAGCGTCCTGACTTTCTGGCGAAAAATCTTTCAGGCCAAGCTGTTTACGGTAAGCATCCCACCAGCGTGAAAGAAGCTGGTAACGTCCGGCAGCTGTTGATTTGAGTTTGGGGTTTAGCGTGACAAGTTTGCGAGGGTGATCGGAGTAATCAGTGAACAGTTCGCCACCAACAATAACATCATAACCGTGGTTACGTGTCGGTTGTCGCCCGTTATCCGTTCCTTCTGACCATGCCACCATATCCAGGAAAGCTTTACGCTGGGAATTTAGTGCCTGCATAAATTACTCCTTCGAGCTACCAAATTTGTTACCGATTACTCGCATTGCAGCCCCACGAATAGCATCGACACCGATCAGCCCCACGCCACCACCAATGGCAACAGAAAGCGATTTAGGCCATCCGACATATTCAAGAGCGGATGCAAAGGTCAGCGTCAGAGCGCCACATAGCAAAATCTCGAGCGTTTTTCGCTTCCAGCCACCACCACCGCCAAAATAGGCGATGCGCAAACCAGCCATAACGATCGACATAATCACTGCACCCAGCGGTGTGTCTCCACGCCACCAGCTCTGGACCAAGTCCAGCCAGGTATTTGGGTTATGAGGCATTTCGTCATCTCTCACCTCGCGATATTTGCGGGTGCTGTGTTGGAAATAAAAAGGCCACGCAACGTGGCCACCAGAATTATTTCCCCACCAGTTCACTTACCTCTTTCACCGTCTGATTAAACCGCTCTGACTCAAGTTCAACACCTAACGCCCGACGCCCCAGCGCCATTGCTGCTTTTATTGTGGAACCGGATCCCATAAAGAAATCAGCAACCAGATCACCAGGTCGACTACTGGCATTGATTATTTGCCGGAGCATATCCGCCGGTTTCTCGCACGGATGTTTACCCGGGTAGAACTGAACGGGCTTATGCGTCCAGACATCGGTATAAGGCACGGAGACTGATACGGAGAAATAGCGCCGGAGAGATTTAAACTCATCCAGCAATTCAGAATATTTGCGATTCAGTGAATCATAAGATGCCACCAGCTGGTGGTGTGGTTGTTCCAGTTGTTGTTCCTGAAACTTCTCTGCCGCTATACGGGAAAACAGTGCCTGTAACTTCCGATAGTCAGCCTCATTCGGCAACTGCCACTGACTGGCACCAAACCAGTGGGAAACCATATTTTTCTTACCTGTGGCTTCGGCAATTTGTTTTGCCGTTATACCCAGTTCGGCACGAGCATCCCTGAAATACGATATCAGCGGTGCCATTATGTGCTGTTTGAGTTCCCTTTCTTTTGCCGCATAGCCGTCACTTTTGCCGCGATATGGCCCCTGGTAATGTTCAGCAAACAGAACGCGCTCTGTGGCAGGAAAATATGCGCGCAGACTTTCTTTATTACACCCATTCCAACGTCCGGACGGCTTCGCCCAGATGATATGGTTAAGCACGTTGAAACGTTCACGCATCATGATCTCAATATCAGATGCCAGGCGATGCCCACAGAACAGGTAAAGGCTTCCGGCAGGTTTTAACACCCGCCAGAACTGGGCCAGACAGTGGTCCAGCCACTTAAGGTAATCTTCGTCCCCTTTCCACTGATTGTCCCAGCCGTTGGGTTTCACCTTGAAGTACGGCGGATCGGTAACAATCAGGTCAATGGAATCATCAGGCAGGGACTGAATAAAATGCAGGCAATCAGCGTTGATTAAATCAACACTGTTTATTTTTACAGTATTTTTCATGGATCAGTAAGCGTAACTCTGGTAGGCTCACTCTGCTTTTGCGCTAAAGCAGTGGGCCGTGGTTCGCTTGTGACCAGTAAGCATGAGCGAATGGCTGGCAGGTGCTACCAACACCCACCAGCCGCCCATTTTCACAGCAGGAAACCGCCATTACTGGCAGCGTCTGAATTTATTCCCGTACCCGCCGTTATCCTTCGCCAGACCCGCCAGAACTAACTGAGTCAGTATTAACTGGCACCGGGCTTCGCTTACTCCGGTAGTTCTCGTCATCATGCGTGGCGTTACCCACTTGTCAGCAGGTAAGAAATGAAGGACTGCGGCGGCGGTTTCTGTCATATCTTGCTGTTTTAGCATGTCTTTTTCCCTTCTGGTTAACATGACATACCAATAACTCTTGTCTAAAAATCCAGCAAGATAAAAAGTCAGTATTCACGACCACCAGCGTGTTTACTGTACTGCACCAAGTTTACAGGTACAAAAAACCCGCTCAGTGGCGGGTTCCTAAATCTTATCAACGGTAGACATACAAAGCCCATCGTTGGGAAAATCTTATCCATATTTTTTGAAAAATGCAAGCATCATGTCGTCATCTTCGGCGAAAACCATTTATCTTGTCACCTTTCTCAATTGTATCTCTGCATATGCTTCTTCCTGCCAGCACTTTGTAACCAGTTTATCAATGACATCTGCATATCCTTTGTACCACTGATAATCCGTCAGGTCTGGTACCAGCTTCTGGACATGATGCCGCGCCAGTGTGGTTGGTAAACGGCTAAACCGGTTTCCATTGCAACGCCCACAAATCTTATAAACAGGCGTGCCATGAAGCCGGGTTCTTTTTTCATCCAGGACAATACCTTTACCCTTACACCCTCTGCACGCTGTGCTGACTTCTCCCTTACCATGACAATGCTGACATAGTTCCTTCACCCACTCTTCCTTGATAACAGATTCCCCGCTTCTGGAGTGTTTCACCACTTCGCGCAATACATTATGAAATCCAGTACCAGCACAATGCTCACAGCGAGCCTTACTTGCCGCAGACCTGGAATAATCAGCAAAGGCAAAATTCACAAGGTAAGGGATGATCTGTAACCGGGTTTCTTCACTCAATTTGTTCAATGTCGGGTTATCCAGTGCCATCGCGTAATTGAGCAGACCTTCAATCGCAAACTGAGGATCCTGAACACCAACTTTTGCCAGGAATAAGGCAAAACCCAGTGGTGCTTTCGACTGCACCATCCCCTGCGCAGCCATCACATCCGTAATCGTTAAACCACCAGAGCCTGTCGCCGGTGCGTCATCGCTCAATTTTGGAGATTTTGGGGAGTAATATTTCGGTAAGGCTTCAAGGTTCATGCTCGTTCTCCACTTACGCCAGTACGCCTATTGCCAGCGCACGATCGATAAAACGAAATATCAGCTCCAGTTGGGAGCCATACTTCTCTTCAAATGCCACGGTATCCGCATGCAGCTCGTCGTGATGCTTTCTGCACAAAGGCAACACAAAGAGGTCATGCGCTTTTGTACCCATCCCACCCTGACCGTGGCCTATCAAGTGGTGGGGATCATCAGCAGGCTTTCCACAACATGCACACGGCTGTGTCTTAACCCAGCGCGTGTACTTTTCATTAACCCAGCGGCGACGTTTTGGGCGTAACATAAAAGACTCCGGCGACTCCGGCTCCACTTTCAGCGCCAGCACCTTTTTCGCCTTATCCTGGATGATGCTGGTGGCAGGAACCGAAGGCACAAGGTCACTTTCCCGGGTAACAGACGGCACAACAGGCTTCGGTAATCTCAGTGCCTTACGGGCTGCACTTTCCGGTAAGGCATCCGCCAGATCATTACGAATCAGCCACCAGCACAGTTCCGGCATTGTCACAACGTGACTGTCATCAAAACCGAGATCCCGACGCACAACAGACAACACCCAGCGGGCACAGTTATCCGTTGCCATTGATTCCAGCCGTTCCGTGAACTGATCGCGCAGCTGGTTATCGCAGTGCCAGCACAGACGGATTGCGCCCGGAGCGTGTCGCATTGTGGTCATGTTCTCGCTGTGCCAGTCGGAATGAGGCCACTGGCAGCCTTTTTCACGAAGTAACCAGCTTTCAAGACATTCCACGCCACCAGCACGACGGATCACTGCCTCATTGCGGAACACGGCCTGAACGGCAGGATCATCCGCCAGCGGTTGTGATGCCGCCGGAACGGCACCACTGGCGAAAGATGAATAACGTTCCGGCTCAGGCTCCAGCAGGACACGCCCCTGCATAAACAGGGGCATCAGCTCTGAACCTGGTCTGAACAATACGATCCCCATACGCGGGGCAATTTCAGGGGTCAGTAGTGCTCTCACGGTCACCTCAATGAACGGTATCGAGCAGCTTTAACAGCTCAGGGAATCGGGATTCGAAGAAATGCGGCTGCGTCTCGCGCGGATTTGCAGGACTGGTGATGTTCTTGCCGAACATGCAGCCTTTCGCCGTCAGCGACCAGAATTTTTTGATGTTGTTAATCGCGGTACGGCTGTATCGTTCGCGTTGTTCAACGATCCCCAGCTTCGCCATCTGGTGATATGCCTGATTAGCTGTCAGGCGAATACCATACTGCTTCAGCAGTGCACTCAGTGACAGCGTGGGGCGGCTTGAGCCATCAGGCGCGTCAGCAGGAGCATCAATGGCATAGCGCGGTGCCAGATTCGGTAAGCCAACAGCCTCCTGGAGTTTCTGACAGGCACCAAGCACTGAAGAGTTAGACAGGTTTAATTCCCGGCGCATAAAGTCCAGCAGAATCACACCAGCCTGCATCTTGTCAGCAGCCTGTCCGGATAATTTTTCCGGTGCGCTGGTTACCATGTCGAAAGTACGGATCACCTTCAGATGGAATGACGGGCTGATCCACATTGCATAGGCATACACCAGTTCTTTGCAGACATACGTCCCCTGGTTATTTCCGCCACGAATAACGTTAACTGGCTCTATATTGACCGAGTTGCAAATCTGCAACTCGCTTATTAAACGTTCAGTTTGCTCATTGCGGAGCCAGAATGCAGGCTTATGCTTATCCAGAGAACCGGCAGCCCTGTGCAGATCGTTCAGGCTGTAACGCCCATAAGCATCACGACGAACTTCAATACCATCAATGACCATCAGATTATTCATACTTCGTTTCTCCTCTTGATCAGGCGGCTGCACCCGCCGTTTTCTCGTACTTACTGATAGTGATCTCGACCTTCCCTTCCGGGATAACCGGTCCCCACTCCACCAGCATTCTTTTCACCTGACTGTCGTCTTCCCACACCCCCGCGTGGGTCAGGGCGTCAAACAGCGCCTTGTTATAGTTGTCCAGATCGCGGATCCGGTTATCCGGAGGAAATAACACGATCTCCACAGAAGCAGGTGCCGACGTTGGTTTCGGCAGACGACGTAACTGTTCAACTATTGCTGCACACGCCGCGCTCTGGAATTTTCGCCCCGCCTCGCTTATCAGGCTCTTACCTGCAAACGCCCCTTTGTTGGGGTGTCGCCAGTACGTGTTCACGCTGGGCGGAAAAGGCAGAATCAGCTTCATACTTTCATACCCCTCTTATGTAACCAGTGGGTTGCACGCAGCCTGGCGTTTTCCTCACCGGCAAGCAGTGCGCGGATAATCCCGATCGCCTCGCTGTCGTCGTCCTTGACCGCGGTATGAAGCGTTATCCCCCGGGCCACACCACGCTTTATCGTGATGACGCCTTTTTTCTCCAGTGCGCGAAGATGCTCCACCGCTGCATTCACTGAACGGTATCCCAGCATGGTTGCCACCTCCTGATTGGTTGGCGGGAAGCCACGTTCTTTCTGATAAGAAATCAGCATATCCAGCACCTGCTGCTGGCATTGAGTTAACGTCGTCATGCCGCCATCTCCCTGACCAGTTTTTCCGCCTGCTGGCGAACCTGCGCCAGAAACGCCTCACCACATGCCTCAAGTTCATCGCGCCCGATGTAGCTGATTGCCGGTCCCTTCCAGGTCTTGTCGAAAACAGCAATAGCACCAGCGAAGAAAGCGCCTGTCGGCACCTGCTTCTCATCCTTCGGGATAAACCAGGCAGGCAGTTCAAAACCAATACGCCCGCGAATAAAAGCAATATGGTCTGCATCTTCCGGCCACCACACTTCGCTGGTGGCAGCTTTGATCAGGAAAACATAGCGCCCGCCTTTATCACGCATAGCACTGGCATGTTTCATGATGTAACGCATGCCGGTGATGTATTGCCCCTCATGCTGACTGGCGCGGCTGTACGGGGGATTACCAAAGGCAGCACCTTTAAGCTCCGCAAGACGTTCTGACCAGTCATGCGCCAGCGCGTTGTCTTCCGCAGTGTAATAAGCGGCACATTTGGCGTTATCACCATCAGTAAACAGATCCAGAACAAACGGGCCAAACAGGGTGTTAATTCCCCAGAAAATGTTGTCCGGCGTGCGCCACTGATCGCCCACTTCCTTCAGTTCATGGGCTGGTTTGTTCCGCAGCTCCACCAGCGCCTGGCAATATTTATTACTCATTAAGCCCCCACGTAATTCCCTGACAGATACCACTCTTCACCCGATGCAGCGCGCTTGCTGCTTTTCCGTAAACACCGCTCACGATGCGCCAGAAAATTGTTTCGTTCTGGCTGGGAGTGGCTTTCACGGAATGCCGCCATCCACACCGTTGCAGCTCGACGGAATAAGCCCCTGGACTCCAGTTCTTCAGCCTGGCGGGTCAGGCACAAAATCACCCGGGGGTCGTTAGTGCCGACATAGAAATTGCGCACAGGTCTGGTTTCACGAACAGATTGTGGTTCCGGCTCCTGCGCTCTCTCAGTCAGGCGCGGGAAATGTCTGCGTGTATCTCCTTCACAACGGTGAGCCACACGCCCACTCTGACGTAACTTGCTTGCTGACTGCAGAACGCGCTGCCGTGAGTAACCAGCAAAAGCATCTGCAATGTCTCCGGAAGTACAGCCCGGATGGGCTTCAATGAATTTCTGAACGTCATTCAAAAGACTCATGATCACCCCCTGAATCCTGCCGGGATCTGGCTGTAGTCCACGTTGTCGTAACTGGCTTTGAAGTACGGGTCTTCACGTTTTTCTGTGTGCGTGCTGACGGACGGCGATAAGCGCAGGGAAAGCTCATCCCATTTTTCCCGCAACTTCGACGGGCTGAGCACGTTACGGCACCAGAACGGATCGCGGCTGACGCGGCTGTACATCTCGCAGATTTGTTTGTGAGTACGACCATCCTGCACACACATCAGGCGAATTTCGTTTGCCCATGCTGTCCAGTTCGGTTCTTTGGGACGAACCACCTCGCCGTCACATTCGGCGGCCTGCTCGTACAGGGCAATGATTTTTTTCCAGAGCCACTGTGCGCAGGTCAAATCATCCTGCGTTCCCCACTGGCGCTTTTTAGGGCTGAATACAACCGCATCAGGATGGCGAGTTAAAAAATCCTGTTCAGCCGTCTGCGTGTCCGGTTGCGAAGCGTCCGGACGAGAAGGTTTTTTATCTGACGGATCATGTTTTGATTTTACTGACGGATCCCCGCCAGATTCTGACGGGTGAAAACCCGCTTTTTTGCCAGATTTCGACGCATCAAATTTTGACGGGTCAGATTTTGATGCGTCAGATTTTGACGGGTCAGAATCTGACAGTTGAGAAAATGCCGCTGCCTGAAGCTTCGCAACGTTAAGCTGATAAACATTCGACGCATTGCGGTTACCCTGGCGACGCGCCTTACGCGTTAACCAGCCTTCTGCTTCCAGCCGTGCGATAGCCGTTCTGACGGTACTCATCCCCGCGCCAATCTGACGGGCAATAGTTTCAATTGATGGCCAGCACACACCTTCGTCATTACTGAAATCAGCCAGGCGGGCCATAATTGCCACGCTGGATAATTTCATGCCTGACGCAGCGCAACCATCCCATACATAGCCGGTTAATTTAGTGCTCATGACCGACCTCTATTTCCCTGAATTTACGACGAAACTGTTCGAGCGGGCTGAAGCACTCATGCTCATAGCCTTCACGGAGGTAGATAACCCGTTGTGTTTCCGGCTCCCAACGAATGACTCTGACGGGCACTCCGTAGTGATCTTTGAACCAGCGGTTAACTTGTCGCAAAGGACTGTCTCCTTCTGCCGGTTGAAATCCCCCACAGCCCACTCAGCAAAGCTGTGGGTTACAATTTCCCTGTCACCTGGTACATTTACTGCATAGCAATACTCCACCTTCGCTTTTCCACCCGGTACAGGAAGCGCAATCAGTTGCGAGCGACGGTAGTGTGTTGTTAAACTGTTCATGCGTTAGTTTCTCCACGGACACAAAACGCCACGACGCCCGGAGCTGCACACTCGCGGGCGTCATTACTTTCTGAAACGCAAAAAATTTTGTAGACAAGTGCTGCATGCTCCTGCAGCTTCGAAATTGAGAGGTACAGCTCGTCGTTAATTGCTGTCTTCTCATGCGGTTCCACTACACCGTCTTCGATTGCCGAACGAATCTGTTTTGAATAACTGCCGATCTGTTCAATGACTTCCAGTAAACGCTGGTTAATATCGGCATTGTCCACATCCTCGACGTCAGGAAGAGACACAAAGACGCCATTTGCAGACTGCGCCACAGCGTCAGCAATGAAGTGAGTGCCACCAGCACGTTGTAAAATCATTGCCCATCCCAGCGGGAAAATCTGATCGCCATCGGCACGAAGGCGGTTAAATAATGCGTTCTCTGTTACATCCAGCCACTCAGCAGCTTCAGCGTAACCCCCCGGCAACGCCGCGATAGTTTTTCTGACAGCTTTCACGTACCACTCAGGCTGTTTTTCCACTTTCCAGTGATGATTACCCACGGCTTACCTCCTGTTCCTGTGGTTTAAACCCATTCTGGTTTTGGCTAGATTGAAAACGTGCCGGATAAAGAATCTGCATTTCGCTGATTTCACCCTTAAAAAAATTGGCCAGACGTTCTGCAAGATCGATAGATGGAATTTGTTCCAGTCTTTCAATACGACTCAGCGTCGCTGGATTGACCTGAACGCCAGCAGCAACATGCTGCAAAGTAAATCCGTGCGCCTTACGCACATTCCGTAATGGTGATTGCATATGACCTCCACATATTGCGTGATGAGCATGTTATTTCACGCAAATATTTTGCGCAAGTTGATTTGCTTAACGCGCAATAAAGAAATGTAATAAACGCATGAACATAGGAAACCGAGTCAGACAACTTCGCCAGGCGAAGAACATGAAAATCGCCGATCTCGCTGAAGCAATAGGAGTGGATGCGGCGAATATCTCACGCCTGGAAACAGGTAAGCAGAAACAATTCACTGAACAAGCCCTGAGTAATATTGCCAGGAGCTTAGGTGTTGATATTGCTGATCTCTTTACCTCAGACTTCAAAAGTAATACTGTATGTAAAAACAGTATTAGTGAGGATGTTGCGCAGGTGAAGGATGTATTCCGTATTGAAATGCTGGATGTCAGTGCCAGTGCGGGAAATGGCCTTATCCAGGGCGGTGATGTCATTGATGTGATTCATGCCATTGAATACAGAACTGATAATGCTGTATCGATGTTTGGCGGACGGCCAGCCAATCACATTAAAGTTATCAACGTTCGTGGGGACAGTATGTGTCCAACCATTGAGCCAGGAGATCTCATCTTCGTTGATGTCAGTATCAATCAGTTTGATGGAGATGGTATCTATGTATTTGGTTTTGATGATAAAATTTATGTCAAACGACTGCAAATGATACCTGACAAACTACTGGTGATTTCTGATAACCAGATTTACCGTGAATGGGGAATTACCAGCGAAAATGAACACCGGTTTATGGTCTTTGGAAAGGTCTTAATCAGCCAGTCACAAACCCTTAAGCGACACAATTAACCCTTACCTCCTCATCAATTAGCCACCCAAAGGTGGCTTTTCATCACCCTTTAAATTGCATATCTCGCAACAAAAACACTTGCATAATGCGCAACTTCATTTTATCTTTCTTTCCAGACAAACAAGGTACTAACAAAATTTGGTTGTAACACGGCGTATGGCACATGCGTCGTTAGCGGTCTGGGGACGTTAAAGGGGACAATCCACTCCTTGCTCGGGCAAACAAACCAGGTAGCCGGAATGTGCAAGTCAATGATGATGCTGATAAGACGCCTAACCAGCGTGGCGATTCGGTTTGACGCCTGGGAAGAGACCAGGGTGCAACGATGAGGGCATTTATGGAGCCGCGACAAAGTGTGGTGCCGTAACTGGCTAAGTGCTCTCAGCGTTGTGGTAATCCGCGAAATGGCGCGGCGGTAAGTATGGCGGGGTTACTCTTTCCCCGTTGAGGACACCGGATTGTCAGGTTGACCATACGCCTGAGTGACAACCCCACCACAACAGCCACTGCTTTGGCGGTACCAGTTTGTACCCTTGCTTCCGGCTGGTACCGCTCTTTTTACAAAACAGAGAAGAGCATCACCGGACGACGGGCTCATAACCCAATCCATCCGGGCGGCTGCCACCGCAGGTGTTCTTCTCTGTTTTGTGGAGAAACTAATCGGCCTTGCAGGGTCGATATGATGAGGAGCAGCAAAATGGCTAGCGAACGCAGTACTGATGTGCAGGCATTTATCGGGGAGCTGGACGGCGGCGTATTTGAAACCAAAATCGGCGCAGTTCTCAGTGAAGTCGCTTCCGGTGTGATGAACACGAAAACCAAAGGTAAGGTCTCGCTCAACCTGGAAATCGAACCGTTTGATGAGAACCGTGTGAAAATCAAACACAAACTCTCATATGTTCGCCCGACTAACCGCGGGAAAATTTCCGAAGAAGACACCACCGAAACGCCGATGTATGTCAATCGCGGTGGTCGCCTGACTATTCTGCAGGAAGACCAGGGACAATTACTGACTCTTGCCGGTGAGCCTGACGGAAAACTCCGCGCAGCAGGTCATTAATATCGTTCTTAATTAACTGATTATTTATCTCATCACTGAATATCTTAATATAGTGAGGACTTATTATGTCTCAGAACTTAGACGCAACCGCAATTAATCAAATCCATGCCCTTATTTCTGCTCAGGGTGTTAATGAAATTATCAGTAAGATTGGTGCCGATGCTGTGGCATTGCCTGAGAATTTCCGCATTCATGATCTGGAAAAATTTAATTTAAATCGCTTCCGTTTCCGTGGTGCGCTTTCCACTGCCAGCATCGATGACTTTACCCGTTATTCTAAAGATCTTGCAGATGAAGGCACCCGCTGCTTTATCGATGCCGATAATATGCGAGCAGTCAGTGTGCTTAACCTGGGTACTATTGATGAACCAGGTCACGCAGATAACACCGCCACTCTCAAACTGAAAAAGACAGCACCGTTCTCTGCCCTGTTGTCTGTTAACGGCGAGCGTAACTCCCAGAAGTCACTGGCAGAATGGATTGAAGACTGGGCCGACTACCTTGTGGGCTTTGATGCTAATGGTGACGCTATTCAGGCAACAAAAGCGGCTGCGGCGGTCCGTAAAATCACAATTGAAGCGAACCAGACTGCTGATTTTGAAGACAATGACTTCAGCGGCAAACGCTCCCTGATGGAGTCTGTCGAAGCGAAGACCAAAGACATTATGCCAGTGGCATTTGAATTTAAATGCGTTCCGTTTGAAGGCCTGAAAGAACGTCCATTTAAATTACGACTCAGCATTATCACTGGTGATCGCCCTGTACTGGTTCTGCGCATTATTCAGCTGGAAGCAGTGCAGGAAGAAATGGCTAACGAATTTCGTGATCTGCTTGTTGAAAAATTCAAAGACAGCAAAGTAGAAACCTTTATTGGTACTTTCACCGCCTGATTTCATTACTGCAAATGCCCCTGCGGGGGCGTTTACGGAAGCGATAATTTTAACTATTGCCGCCCCTATAAAGAACCATTAAACGATAACGTGACGTAGCTATTGATAGTAAATGAAGCACTTGCAAAATAATTGCATTGCGTATATATACGCACATGTGTTGTATTACAGCGATAATGGTAAAGCAAATGATTAACTCTGAAGCAATTGAGCAACTAATGTGGTTATGGTCCTTATTTGACATTAAATTCTTATCTATTTTTGCCGCAGGCTTCACTATATATTTTGGCGTACAAAAAATATCAAAAAAGGTGACAGTATCGTATTCAGCAAATGTAAGTAAAATATATGACATGCATATATCAACCATAATCCTGACTAATAAAAGAGATAATGCAATTGCTATATCTTCAATCAATATGGAGGTTGAAGGGAAAGGGATACTACAAGTTATTAAATTTGACTCCCCTCTTCTTCTAAAGAACTATGATTCTTTAAAAGTTGAACTACCAAAATTTAGCAGCCTTTATAATAATGATGGCATAGTTAAGTTAGATATTTCTGATAAGTTTCATTTTTATATAATCACGACATCTGGAGATGAAATCAAATGTATTTCTGAAAATAAACACGTGGCACCGAATATGAAAAACAAAATAATTCCAGACATAATAAAATTTAATGGCATTGTCTTAACAAACAGAATGTCTTATATTTTTTTCTATGCAAATGACAACGGAGAGAAATACTGCATAATAGATGCTTCATTGTCCATAAATGGCGACAACCCATTTCATTTTCATGTTCTTAAAGAAGATAAATTAAGAGATTTTTCTAGCATCCTTATTGGTTACGGATATCACCAACGGTTTAAAAGTTATGCATTATTTAAAATAGACAACCATCTTGCTCCTTCTTTGGTTTTAAATAAATCAATGATAGAAAATAATATTATTGAAATGAATAAGTAACTCACCGGGTGCAGCCGGTTATGATGGAGAAATGATATGAATACCTTGTTTTTACTGATGGCTGAATTCAATACCCTAAACATTGAACTCTCAGCAGTTAGTCAAAAATACTTTGGTATGAGTCCAGCCACGGCAGAAGCAAAAGCAAACGCTTGTAAGTTGCCCGTTCCAACATATCGCATCGGCACATCACAAAAAGCAAAACGTTGCATCAATATTCAGGATCTTGCGGAATACATAGACAAAAGGCGAGAAGAAGGGCGTGCTGAGTGGGAAAGGGTCAGAACCCATAAACAAAGGCTCATTTAAATAGAATATGAATAAACCCATCCAAAGGTGGGTTTATTCATAATGTTGAAGAGCAGCGAGTATCAGTTTTTTATGCCGTTTAACCATGATTTTAGATATCTCAACTGCACATCGAACTTGTCTCATACAATGATCTGTAATGCGACCTTTTAGCACGTCGCCATATTGGATGGCTATTTTCTCTTTAATAATTTCAAGATCGAAAGCAGCATGAGCCTCAATGCAATTAACAAATGAGTCCCATTTAAGAAAATCATGGTCCTCTCTATTAATTTCGACCTGACAAGCCATAAGATCATTGTTTCTCTTAATAAATTCATTTATATCTGAATTTATTAGAAGAACTAAAAGAGGTTCACAGCAAACAACCACCATATATTTTACTTTAGGTGGGGTCGTAAAATCACAATGAAGATACAATACATCACCGGGTGATATACCTCTTTCACGACTAAAATTAGCCTTAAAATCAGGAGGGAAACAATCACCCAGCATAAGTATCAATATCCGTTCTTCAGATAATCCAGTATTAATTTGCTATTTTTTAGCTGTGCAACTATCGATTCCAAAGACATCTCACCATTGTGATCTGCCTGTTCCCATGCCGCGTCATGGCTCATGGTTCTGATAGCTTCAAAGGACATGTTTCCAAGCATCGCGATAGACTTATCAATACACTCTAAATCTGAGTCACTAAAAAAGTCTTCATCAGCTTCACGGCTCGGCACAATCATCATACCTGATACAGAAAATGCTTTTCGCACAGAATCGACATCACAACCATTAGGAATGTAACGTCCATCTCCACGAGCAATTTTTATAATATCGTATGTGTTGCTTGCTACAGGCCCATCCTTCATAGCGTTATAGTGATCGCCCGTTATGAGGCGTCCAAAACTTTCAAGGTGAAACCTGTCAGCATAATAAAGAATTTTTCCGACATGATAGATATCTGGGATCGGTGCTTTAGAGGCGACGTACAGAATGGCCTCTAAAGCCTTTTCTGAATCAAACCTTACATTTAGCATCAATACACCCTTCATCCAAACAACATCGTCAAGCTCTGGCAAATGCAACCGCATCCGCCTCCTGCAATCTTAAAGTCTTCACCTACGCTAGGTCAATTGAAGTGATGAGCAAATGATGCTTTCTAAGAATAACAGGTTCCCAATAGGCTCCCACAAAGTGTATAACCACTTGTTTTTCAAAAACGGTACATCCTATCGAGCATTGGTGCAACGCTAAACCGACCACTCCAGTGAACGTCAGTTTTTTCAGGCATTGCGCTGGTTTGGTTGATTTTTTGCATTTCAGAATTACCGTGCATTTTCAAATGTAGAGATTATTTTATCGATATATCATGGGGTTATGTTATTCAGCATCACTGTTCAGGAGGCTCAATAACGGGGTACTATACCATAACAACAGGAAGCGCCTGTCTCATTGCAAAAGAAAATTGAGATCCTCTCAAGGCATGAAGCTCTCACGAAGTGATGGAAATAATCTTATTAGCCGTTAGCTTTGTTAAGGCCAATGATAAACAATCCAGGTTCGACGATAAATAAAAATCACACATTAAACTCCGGTGATATCTCTCCCTGCTAATAGCACTGATAGAGAAAAAAAGAACCCAATAAGCATTGGGTTCTTTTATGTAATGCCTTCCATACCATCGAAGAACTTCACATATTATTTCTCCGATTTAACCCCGAATAAATCATAAATTAATTTAGAAGTGTCTGTATATATTTTAATCTTTTCCTTTGAGTTTGGGTCAAACGACTTAGCAAAGTCAATTAATTTCGGTGCAGCATCTCGCATTTTGCTTAAAATATCAGGGGCGAGCTTTCCTTCATTCACCAGATGTGACATCTTATCCCGATAGCCATCAAAATTCATTTCTCCCCCATCTGCCAGACGCTTCATCTCTCCCAGGTACTTCTTCATATCACGTTGAGATAACTCTTCAAACTGAGCTGTCAGATAGTTCTCATTATCATCATTAATATTCACTTTTTCTGCTCCTGCTAAATCTGTGTAGGCACTAGAGTATGAAAGTGAAATCAACAGCGAAGCGAATAATTTTAAGCTGTTGTCATCATATTCCTGACATGCATTAACAAACGTTAAAAAACCAGAACCTATTGCTTGCAAATGTATATTCGCTAAAGGTTCATTATCTTTAGATTCCTCATAAAAAAGCTGAACCGTGGAGGGAAGGCCATTCTTGGTTTCTACATCAAAAGTATATCGTTCTATGGGCGTTGCATCTTTATTATCCTCAGGATTACATATACTATTAATCGCAAAATGAAAAATAGCCCGATCAACAACTGATGCAATAAATTCACGATCGTTTAATTCCTCATCAGTGCAATCTCCAATATACTTATTAACCCACTCTTTGAGATTAGTTATTTGCTCAATTAAAAACACATTTTTTTACGTGCATGCCATAAATTATGAGTGATTCTTTGAATAAACAAATCTATTTTTGCAATAATTATATCCCGATGACGCAGCGCTGAATAATCAATAGACTTACCATATATATTATTTAATTTATCTTTGATTGTACCTCTATTATCTAATTTATCGTTGGTTGCATCTATATTATCTAATTTATCTTTGGTTGCATCTTTATTATCGAATTGATTTGAATTGAGTGTTTTATTAAAGTATCCAGTTGCACCGGGTATTATCTTCAACATGATTCATCTACCTTTTTTGTCGTACCGTGTCCTCCTTATAAGTGTTTTGCCATCTGGTAACTATCAAAAATCGCTCATAATTTTCTGAACTACAGGTATGCGAACAACCCCAGTTAAATAAATAGCGAGTTAACTTGAAGCAATTTATTTAAAAATGAATTATTAATTATTATCGTGTTGATAATGGTACGACCAGGCAACACAACACCTTACGTACAAAACAGAAAAGCAACATTACGGCAACAATAAGGGTTCTCGGTGTTTTTCCTGGAACATGGTAAAGTAAGGACATTCTTAACCCCCACTTTGAGGTGCCCGATGGAAAAGACCACAACGCAGGAGTTATTAGCGCAGGCTGAAAAAATCTGCGCGC